AGTTTCCAAATGCTAGAACATTCCCACAGATTACTGTGGACGGAGAGAGTATTGGTGGCTACACCGAACTCGAAAAAATATTAAACTCACCTGATGAGTTTAATGATGTATTAAACTAATGGCAATTTGGGAAATGAAAAGACAAGATAGCATAGACGAGCAGATGCAGAAGGCATGGGAATTGCTTGACTCAGAAAATGACTTAAGAACAAAAATTAATCAAAGAATGGATATGCTACAGTATCTGATGGAAAATCAGTACCATCTTGACAGACCTAATGAAGTCTATGACTTTACTCTAACAATCTCCAAGTTTTGGAGTGCGCTAGATGAAGGAGATAGAGAGTATATTCAGTGTGCCCAAAACGCCTGTGAAGACAAGAGGGCTTGGAAATGAAGAAGATATTAGAAACTCCTTATTATTACTGGCATGAATATTTACCAAAAAGTTTGTGTGAAGCAATAATACAAGAGGGGGATAAATTAAGAATCGACCAAGCAGGTATTAAAGATGAAAACACGATTGATAAAGAAGCAAGAGAAACTAAAGTAGGATTCTTTCCCAGACAACATTGGGTAGAGAGTATAGTAGCAAATGTAGTTCAAATGTCAAATGTACAAGCCAAATGGAATTTTGCTCTTGATAGTGCTGAAGCAGTTCAGTATGGAATATATGAAGAAGGAGCTTATTACAAATGGCATAGAGATGACGACCATCTTATTAGTTTTAATAGAAAGTTATCAATTACTGTGCAACTAAGTGACCCATCAGATTATTCTGGTGGTGATTTTAAAATGTGCAATTTTTATAATGAACAACTACCCTATGACCCAAAATTAAGAGGACAAGGGACAATCATTGTATTTCCATCACTTCTTAGACATACTGTAGAAGAAGTTACTAGAGGAACTAGAAGAAGTTTAGTTCAATGGTATAGTGGCCCTGCATGGCAATAGGATTTACATGTGGTGCTTTTGATTTACTTCACGCGGGGCATATTGCTATGCTCAAAGAAGCAAAATCAAAGTGCGATTTTTTAATAGTAGGGTTACAAGTAGACCCTACACTCGATAGACCGCATAAACATAAACCAGTGCAGTCTATTTACGAAAGATGGCTACAACTTTCAGCAGTAAAGTATGTAGACCAAATTATTCCATATGATAGCGAGTCGAGTTTACTTGATTTACTACATTCAACCGAGATTGATGTAAGATTTGTAGGAGAAGATTACTTTCCGAATAAACATTTTACTGGTCGAGAGTTGGATATTCCAATAGTATATACAAGTAGGCAACACTCGTTTTCAAGTACAGAATTGAGGAAACGAATAAGTGAAGATAGTAGTAACAGGAAGTGAAGGTTTTATAGGCAAACAACTTTGCAAAGAGCTAGAGCTTCGTCACAAAGTTATTAAGTGGGACAATAAATTAGGTAAAGATATAAGAAATTTTTATATTAACGGAGCAGACTATGTAATACACTTAGCTGGTCGAGCTAATATACCTGAGAGTATTGATAACCCACAACTTTATTGGCAAGAAAATGTTAGAAACACAACTAAGATACAAAGACAATGTAGGCGTTCTCTTACTCCTTTAATTTATGCTTCTTCTTCATGTATACATCAATGGTATTTATCTCCATACGGAATGAGTAAAAAAGTAAATGAGGAAACTGCTTTTGAGAATCAGTATGGATTAAGATTTACAACAGTATATGGTAATACTGACAGGGAAGAAATGTTTGTCAGTAGAATTTTGAATGGCACACTAGAGTATGCAACTTCTCATATTAGAGATTTTGTTCATGTAAAAGATGTAGTTGAAGCCATAATGCAAATAATGTACAGGTCTTTATCAAAAGATAATGAAATGTGCAGAACATATGATATAGGATTAGGACGGGGTTATAAAGTATCAGAACTAGCAAAGTTGGCAGGCTATGATGTTCCTGAAGTAGCAGGAGAAGAATATGAAGCCGAAGATAATACGGCAGATTTAACAAACATCACGGAGATAGGCTGGCACCCCACAATAGACATAGCAGACTTTATAAAAAATGAAAGCGGTATTAAGTAACAGAATCTTTTTAGAGACCACACCCGAACTCGAACAAAAAATCGAGGCGAAGCTTACTTATACATTACCGCCTCGTATGCCTCTTGACCCACCTATAATTATAAAAACAATTAGAAGCGTTCGACCAGGTTTGGTTTCCATACCTATTGGAAGAATGGATTTAATCCCAGATGATTATGAAATAGTCGATAAAAGAGTTACCTCATCAGTAGAACTACCAGACTTTAAGTTTGATTTACGACCTTCGCAACAAGGGGTCTATTCTGAGATACAAGACAATGCTATAATTAACGCTTGGGTCAGTTGGGGAAAGACATTTACAGGTTTAGCTGTGGCTGGAAAGCTTGGTCAAAAAACACTTATAGTTACCCACACTACTAACTTACGTAGTCAATGGGAAAAAGAAGTAAAGAAAGTCTATGGAATTACGCCAGGCACAATCGGGGGCGGTGTCTTTAACACTGAGTCACCAATCGTCTGCGGGAATATTCAGACTTTATACCGAAGAATTGAGGACATAAAAGATCTATTCGGAACTATTATTTTAGATGAAATGCATCATGTTAGTAGTCCGACTTTTACTAGAATTATAGATGAAATGCCTGCAAGATATAAGATAGGACTCACAGGAACTCTGGAGAGAAAAGATGGTAGACATGTTATCTTTAGAGATTACTTTAGTAATCATGTGTTAAAACCACCTAAAGAAAACTTTATGGTGCCATCTGTTGATATTATAAAGTCTGGAATACGCTTTTTAGATGGTAGTGCAACCCCTTGGGCAGAGAAAGTTAATCATCTCTGTTTTAATGCTGACTACATAAGAAGTGTAAGTTTGATAGCTGCCAAGTATGCAGCGTTAGGACACAAAGTATTAGTAGTATCTAATCGAGTACATTTTCTTAAAACTTGTGCTAGATTAGTAGGAGATAATGCTGTACATATCACAGGAGATATGGATTTTAAAACAAGGGAAGATACAATAAAACTATTGCAAGTAGATAAAGATGTGTTATTTGGAACTCAGTCTATTTTCTCAGAAGGAATATCAGTTAATGAACTAAGTTGCATTATATTGGCTACTCCAATAAATAATGAGCCTTTACTCACTCAGTTAATTGGTAGAGTTTTGAGAAAGCAAGAAGGCAAGCTAGATCCAAAGGTAGTGGACATTCATCTTGTTGGTAGAACTGCTGCACGGCAAAACAATGCCCGTCTAGGGTACTACATGAAACAGGGATATGAAGTTCATACATTATAACCATCGAAAAATACTTCTTGACAACAATTCAAATTAGTGTTATAATATATGTTACGATATAATTGGGAAAGAATAATGAAATTAAGCAATGGAAAGATTAGTAACATAATTACAATCCTTCGTATGCTTACATATAATCAAATACCGAAGAACTACTACGATGATTGCTATAAGTATTATGGTAAGAATTTAACTGGTAGTAGTTTTATATTGAATCCTAAACAACTCTTAGAGATTGGTAGGACTTATAGTGATAGAGAAGTAGTGGAGTATGCAGGTGTCGCGTCGTTCCGCTCTCTCGGTTATTATCATCAAACGAAAGACACCACTTTAGACCTCATGCACTTAGATGTGTCTGAGGACATAATATATAATAATAGACTACTTGATATAAAAGCGAACCGAGTTCACTTTTTATTCGAGAAGCCACTTACAGGAGAAGAAAATGGCAATAAAATTTAATCAGAGCAAAGGCTCAGCACAAAAAGAAAAAGTAGAATCTTATGTCTACACAGGTAAAGAGAATCATCACGTTAGACTCGTAGGTGATTTATTACCAAGATATTTATACTGGATTAAAGGAGAGAACAACAAGAATCTTCCTTTAGAATGTTTAGCTTTCGATAGAAATACCGAAACTTTTAACAACAAAGAGACAGACCATGTTCCATCTTACTATCCAGACCTAAAATGCGCCTGGTCATATGCTATTCAATGTATTGATTACAGCAATGACGAACCAACCATTAAAATCTTTAATCTAAAGAGAAAACTCTTTGACCAAATCATGACCGCTTCCGAGGATTTGGGCGATCCAACTGACCCAACAACAGGGTGGGACGTTTACTTCAAAAGATTAAAGACTGGCCCACAGGTGTTTAATGTAGAGTACCAATTACAAGCTCTTAAATGTAAACCTAGAGCTTTAGATGATAACGAACAAGCATTAATTGCAGAACTTAAGTCCATGGACGATGTTCTTCCTAGACCTACAGCAGATGCTCAGTTAGAGCTTCTTAAAAGAGTCGCAGAAGGCGAAGGAAGCATGAATGATGACGTTTCATCAGAGTTCGACGTGGAGTAATAAAGTGATTGGAGTTGGACATACATTCCCCGCCTTTACTTTACAAGGCGTAAACGAAAAGAATGAACTTTGTAGTGTTTCGGTAACAAATAACTACGAGCCATTAAAACATGATTACACAGTAGTATACTTTTATCCAAAGGATTTTACTTTTATCTGCCCAACAGAAATTGCAGGTATGGATATGTTAGTACACGAAGCAAACGTAATCGGTATTAGCGGAGATAATGAGTTTTGTAAATTAGCTTGGAAGCAAAACAATGAAGCAATTGCAAACATTCAACACCCACTTGCTTGTGACGCTATGTTAAAACTATCTTCTAAACTAGGAATAGTAAATGAAGATGAAGGTGTCTGCTATAGAGCAACTTTTATTATTGATAAAAATTGTACTATTCAGCACGTTAGTATCAATGCACTCGACACTGGTAGAAATGCAAGTGAAGTTCTTAGAACTTTACAAGCTATTAAAGCTGGTGGTCTTACAGGTTGTGAATGGCAACCAGGAGATGAGTTACTTTGATTCTATTTACAGCCGATTGGCACATCAAACTAGGACAAAAGAATGTTCCATTACCTTGGGCTTGCTCAAGATATGAAATGTTCTTTGAAGCTATAGAAGATGCAATTAAAGAACATAACGTACACTTACACATCATTGGAGGTGACCTGTTTGACAGGTTGCCTTCTATGGACGAGTTAACTCTTTACTTTGATTTTGTTAAACAATGCTCAGTAAGAACTATCATTTATGATGGCAACCACGAAGCAACTAGAAAGAATCAAACATTCTTTAACAATTTAAAAAGAGTTACAACAGAGTTAAATCCTCTAGTTTCAGTAGTAACAGAAACTTACCTTGAAAAAGATTGGGCTATACTTCCATATGCAGATTTGCATAAAAAGAATAGTATA